GAGATGTTACTGGTTCTGCTTATGCTGAGCAAGACAGAATCAATATGGACTTTGATGAGTTACAGGGTAATTTCTCTATATCAACTATTCAAGGCGCAAGATCTCTTAACGAGACTGTTGGCGGTATGTCTCTTATGGCCAGCAATACTGGCACGGTTACTGAGTATGTTCTTAGAACATTTTCAGAGACTTGGGTTGAAAGAGTTCTTAAGCAGCTTATGCGTCTTGAGCAGTATTATGAGACAGATGAGATTATTCTTGAGCTTGCTGGGGATGCAGCAGCTCAGGTTAATGAGCAGTTTCAAGGATCTGTGGACGATCTTCTTAAGTACGAAGTGCTTCTTAAGGTTAATGTTGGTATTAGCGCAACAGATCCATTAAGAAAAGTACAAAACTTAATTACTGGAATCCAAATGCTTGGAGAGCTTCCGGGCTTTGCTCAAAGTTTAAACTCTCAAGAAATTGTAAAAGAAGTGTTTGGAGCTTTAGGTTATAAAGATGGCGAGCGCTTTATTAACATGGAACAAGATCCGCAAGTTGCTGAACTGCAGGCGCAGCTAGAGCAGATGAATGCGTACATTCAATCTGAGCAAGGCAAGCTTGAGAATAGAATTGCTATTGAACAGATGAAGCAGCAGGGTAATCTTGAGGCCGCCAATCTTAAGTACGGCGCTGAGATTCGCAAGAAAGAAATGGAAAGCCAGCTAAGATACTTAGATCTGCAACTCAAACAGGAAGATGTTGCTACACGGCGAGCTGAATTGATGCTTCAGAGAGAAGCGTTAATAAATCAGATTGCTGATGAGGAGCTTTCTCGACAACAAGATATTGTTGCAGAAGGTGACGTTGGCGTAATGATGAGAAACGATTACAATAAAATACCTTACGCAGTAGGATAAAATGGAATATTATGATCCCCGCGAAATCGGGATTGATGACCTAGTTAAAAGAATTAGAATAGGTCATGCTACAAAAGATTTTTTAAATACATCCGTTGGTCAAGTAATATTATCAAAAGCCTTAAAAGAATATATAAAAGGAATAAATAAACTAGAAATTATTGGGCTTAACGGATTTGATGGCTCTTCGGAAGAAGAGCTAAAAGAGTACCGGAAGATTATTTCTGATCTCTCAACACCTCTTAAAACATTAAAGTGGTTTGATAGTGTAATACAAGAAGGGGATAATGCTGAAAAGATTTCAAAATACAAATCTTCTGGTGAATTGGAACCATAGGAGATTAGTATGGAAAACGCTACCCAAGAAGTAGTAGAGGATGCGTTGGAATCAGAAGAGGTTGTTGAACAGCCTGTTGAAGAGGAAAGCGCAGAAGAACAAGGCCGACCTTTATCGGCTAGAGAAAAAGCTCTAGAAGATATTTACAACAGGCGTAGAGAAGAAGAAAACGATGCAGATCCAGTTGAACAGGAAGTGCATCAAGAAATTGAAGATGCTCCAGTTTGGAAAGAAGATGGCAATTGGGTCACTAAGATTAAAGTAAACGGAGAAGAAGTTGTTGTTCCGTTTGACTCTTTAAAGTCTTCTCACCAAAAAGATAGGGCATCTCAAGAAAGGTTTCAATCTGCCGCAATCAAAGAGCGAGAGCTTGAATACAGAGAACGTCAGATTCAAGAACAATTAAGAATGTTAAATTCTCAACCATCCACGCAGGACGTTGAGCAAGAGGAAGAAGCGAGTGATGTTGACGACATTGTTGAAAAATATCACGAAGCACTATTCCAAGATGACGCAGTGGAGGCTGCTAAACTACTCAGAACCTTGGCAAATAGTGGGCGCTCTAATGCTACCCAAAATGTAGAAGAGGTTGTAAGTCGGGCTATTATGGCTCACGAAGCGAAGAAAAAGTCAGAGCAAGAGTATATTCAGAGAGCTGCATATCATGCTGAATTAGAGGACGCTGTTAGGTCCTTTGAAGAAACATATCCAGATATTGCACAATCTGAAGAGCTTCGAGCGATTGCAGATAGGAAGACGATTACCCTGACTCAGGAGAATCCTGATTGGACACCGTCGCAGATTATCAGTGCAGCTGCCGAGTACACTCGCGAGTGGGCTGGAATTAGTTCCGAATCTAATGGTAGGTTTGAGCGCAAACAACGTATTGTGCGACAACCTAAATCTGTCAAGGCTTCAGCCAGCGGTCCAAAAGATGTCAAACCTATGACACCTTCTGAGATCGTAGCAGAAATGCGTAAGGCTAGAGGCCAATAATATAACTCTTTGGAGGTTTAATCATGGCTGGACAAGTATGGTCTGTCAACACCTCCGGTGGTTATATGTATTCCGACAACCTGAGTCGCGTGCTTCGCATGGCGGTTCAGCCGATGGTCAAGTTCCGTCAGTTCTGCGACGTTAAAGACGCAGCGCATCAGGGCTTGCATCGTGGGGATACCTTCCACTGGAACGTGTACAGTGACGTTGCCACGCAAGGCACGACGCTGACTGAAACCAGCACGATCCCAGAAACCTCGTTCACTATTTCTCAGGGAACCATGACCATTACGGAAGCTGGTAACAGCGTGCCGTACACTGGTAAGTTGGATGATCTCTCTGAGCAGCCTGTGGCCGAAGTTATCCGGAAAGTGCTGAAAAATGATGCGAAAAAAGGTTTTGATAACCTTGCGGCTGATCAGTTTAATGCTGCTAAAGTTCGCGTTGTACCTACGGCTGGTACGAGTACCACTTCTCTTGTTGTTACTGAGAACGGTGCTACCGTTACGACCAACAACATTGCGCTTGGTAAAGAGCATGTCAAGTTGATCGTAGACGAAATGAAAGAGCGTAACATCCCAGCTTATGCTGATGATGACTACTACGCGATTGCATGGCCGTCAACGTGGCGTACGCTGAAAAATGATCTTGAAGGAATTAAACAGTACATTGATGCTGGTTTCCAGATGATCATGAACGGCGAAATCGGTCGTTACGAAGGCGTCCGTTTCATCGAGCAAACTCACATTGCAAAAGCCTATCTTGGCACCACTGCTGGTGTCGCTTGGACTAATGGTAAGTCTGATTGGGCTGTTTTCTTTGGTGAGGATACTGTCGCTGAAGCGATTGCTGTTCCTGAAGAAATCCGTGGTAAAATCCCCGGTGACTTCGGACGTGATCGTGGTATTGCGTGGTATTACCTTGGTGGATTCGGTCTTGTTCACACCCAAGCTGCCCAGTCACGTATCGTGATGTGGGATAGCGCGTCTTAAGGAGTAGATAGTTATGAGTTACAGCGATCCACGTCCTTACGCGTATTCGTTTGGTGCGATTGATTTCGGTGCAGGCGGCGATGCTATTGTCATCTCCGGACCTAAAGGCAAGAAGGGTTCTCTAAAAGAGATCCTTGTTTCTGCTACCGAAACTTTCACGAACACGACCACTGAAGGCTTTGTGAAGGTTGGCTCTGCTGCGGCAGGCGCTCAGTACGCTAACATGGGCCTCGGCACTCTTGCCGATGGCGCAGACCAGCGTCTTACTGACACCGCAGCTGACCTCGTTCTCGATGCTCTTCCTGCCGACACCGACGTTCATGTGACGTTCGTTGCCCCTACTGGCGGTACGCCTGCTGGTATTGGCTTCGTGCAAATCATGATTGAGTGGTACTAGGAGGTTAATCATGAAAGACAGTGCAAGCGGTAAAATGCCTGACAATGGCTTGACTGAAAAGTCTTCCTTCGCTAATGAAACCCCTGCCTCGCTTGGCATGGATGGAAAAGGCAAGGACCATAAGCCTATTGGTACGGCCAAAGGTAGCGTCAATTCACCCGGTAAAGGGCGATTTGAAGTTGCGTAATTGATGCGGGGGAGGGGCAACTCTCCCCCAATTCATTCAGGGGAATACTATGAAAATCAATCTTATTACAGCATACATTGGGGATGAAGTAAAAACCCCTGAAGAAAGCTATGGTTCTACTGAGCCAAAGCAAAAAGGATTTACAAGCGGAGATCAGCTTTTTGATGAGCGAGCTCGTGAATACCGCATGGAGCAGCCAGCTTCTAATAATGAAGCACGCGTCTGCGGTAAGATGGTTCGCTCTGGAATGTCTGTTTCCGGATGGAGCTACTAACAACTAAGTGAAAATTATAAAAGTTCCTGAAAAGGAAATAAAGGATTTTACTCCAGAAGATTTTGGCGGGGTAAGAAAAGAAAAAACAGTTTGTGTAATTAGATACGGGGCCTTCGGGGACATGCTGCAGACAAGCTCAGTATTGCCCCTATTAAAGGAACAAGGGTACAGAGTATGTGTTAATACTCAAGAAGTTGGGCAAGACATATTAAAGTCAAATCCATACATTGACGAGTTATTAATACAAAGGACGAATCAAATATATCCTGATAAGCTCGATGAATATTGGGCTCACTTTGATGGTTTGTTTGATAAAGTAATACAGTTTTCTGAGTCTGTAGAGGGTAGTTTACTTGTTGTAGGAGATAGAACTGTAAATCTTGAGGAAGGTCCAACTCTTATAAAGGGTGATGAAAGATTTAGTTGGAGCAAAGATCAGATACATGCTGAATGTAATGTTAATTACATGGAAAAAATGCATGACATTGCCGAGGTTGAGCATAAGTTTGAACCTTTGTTTTACCCAACCAAAAAAGAAGAAGACCGACTGAAACTTTGGAAAAAGAAAAAAGTTAAAACAAAGTATTTAGTTATGAATGTTTTGTCTGGATCTTCAGTTCATAAAGTATGGCCTTGGAATGATTCATTAATGGCTAGATTTTTGAGCATGAGAAAAGATGTAACATTTGTAACTGTTGGGGATAATGCCTGCAAAATACTAGAGCAGGGATGGGAGCAGGAACCTAGGGTATTAACAACCGCTGGTGAATGGCCTATTAGAGATGTGTTGACTTTGGCAAAAATGTGTAATGTTATTGTTGGGCCAGAAACTGGAGTGCTTAACTCTATGTCTTCTATTGAAAAGGTGCACAAGACATTATTTCTTTCTCATTCTTCCAAAGAAAATTTAAGTAAGCATTGGAAAAACACTACTTCATTTGAGCCTTTTGATGCAGAGTGTTATCCTTGCCATAAACTACATCATGGCTTTGACACTTGCAATAGGGACGAAGAAACTGGCGGTGCTCTTTGTGCAGCCAAAATACCAGTTGGTAAAGTCTTTATGGATATAGCGAAGAATCTAAAATGAGTACATATTTACAACTATGCCAAGACATGGCCAGAGATATTGGTATTCCCGGTACTGGCCCATCAAGCGTCACAGCTTCTGACTTATCAGAAGAGGAGATTGCTGTAGTTCGTTATATTAAAAATGCAGATCTTGATATTCAACGACGATGGTTTAATTGGAACTTTCTTTGGTCTGAAGCCACAATGACTCCTTCTGTTGGTAATTCTAATTTGCCTTCTCCGAGTGATTTAGCTAACTGGAAACTTGATTCTATTGTTTGGTCAAAAGCCACAGATGATTATCAAGAACTTATGTATATTGACTGGGATGAATATAAACTGGAATATAAGCTTGGCCTTGTAGATACTGGAGAGCCAGAAGTATTTTCAGTAAAGCCAGACAACTCTATAGATGTTTATCCAACCCCTGATACAGCCACTGCTATCTCTGCAGAATACTGGGCTGTTCCTACCCAGCTTGCAGCAGATGGGGACATTTCCGCTATTCCAGCAAGATTCCATAATATTATTATAGCAAGAGCAAAAATATACTACGGAGAAAATGAAGATGCTCCTGAGATTTTAAGTGGAGCTCTTGCAGAGTTTGAAGATCTTATGGATAAACTTGAGTCTGATC